NTTGATATTGACATAGGGGCGATAATGGGTTTGCTTGCCGATAGGCTTGACGAAACCGAGACCGAACAAGTCATTGATTTACTTCTTGAGCAAGTTCACCATAAGGGCAAGGGTGAGGTAAGTAAAGCATTTGATGATCTATTTACAGGACGAATGAGCCATTTGCTTAAAGTTGCCGGTGCAGCAATGGAGGTAGAATATGCCGATTTTTTCGGCGAGGGCTCCGTCCTTCAGGGCTTCCTAAAACAAGCGGCCATCAACCTACCGACATAAAAGTTAATCTTTATATCTGGCGACCTATCCTTGCCGGTGTAACGACATTAAAAGAAATGGAGGAACACTGGAGTCTAACTGACCTAATTGATGCACACGAAGCATTGGACATCCGGGAAGAAGTAGAATATTTTAATATGCCAAAGGAACTGAGAAATAAGAAATGAAGATCCGGGATTTGTTTGTAAGGATTGGATTCGATGTTGACGATAAGGAGTTAAAGCGTCTTGATAAGGGTATTGGTCAGATAACAAGTAATATCAGAAGGCTTACCGTTGCCTTCGCCGCTGCTGGTGCCGGAATGCTCTTTTTTGTTCGTGAGGCCGGGAAACTTGAACAAACTGAAATAGCATTTACAACTATGTTAGGAAGTGCTGAAAAGGCTAAGGAAGTTTTGTCAGATCTTTATGCTTTTGCCGCTAAGACACCTTTTAAAATCCCGGAAGTTGAAGAGAATGCAAGAACACTTTTGGCAATGGGAATTGAGGTAGACAAAATCATACCTACTATGAAGGCTTTAGGTGATGTTGCTGCCGGCCTGAGCAAACCCTTGTGGCGGATAGCTCTCAATTATGGGCAAGTCAAAACACAGGCAAAATTGACAGGCCGGGAATTGCGAGATTTTGCAGTTTTGGGAGTGCCCATCATTGCTGAACTTGCTACAATGTTGAATAAGACCAAGGCAGAGATTCAAGAAATGGTCAGTCGGGGCAAGATAGGCTTTCCGATAGTTGAGGAAGCATTTCGGAGAATGAGTTCGGAGGGCGGGGATTTCAATAATTTAATGATTAAACAAAGCAAATCTCTTTTCGGTCTTTGGTCTAACTTAATAGATTTTCTTATTATTTATTCAAGGCGAGTTGGTAAGACATTACTACCACAGGCTAAGAGAATGGTTCAATTTGCCCTTGATTATTTAGAAGCAAATGAGAAGTTAATAAAACTTAAAGCTGTTGAATTTTTCAAAAATGTTGCTAAGGCTATGGAATGGGCTTTCAAAATAGCAAAAGGAATGGTAATTACCATTAAGGAAATGGCTGATATTTTTGGGGGGCTGGAGAAAGCTATCAAATTTGCTGCAATCGCCTTGGCAATATTCATAGGGGCTCAAATGTTATCTGGCATTGGTAATATCATTCTCGCTATCAATGGAATGGTTATTGCTTATAATACTTTAGGCAAGGCTGCCCTATTCGCTCAGTTAAAAATGCTTGCTATGCCTTTACTGATAGGAATCGCTGTTGCTGCCTTACTACTTATTCTTGATGACCTCAAGGCTTATTTTGAAGGCCGGGATAGCATAACTGGTTTGATACTTGAAGCCTTTGAACTAAAGTTCCCGGCGGCCTTTGAAAAAACAATGGCTGGGCTTAGGGCACTTAAACAAACATTCATAGACTTGGGAACATTGATTGCGGCTGTGGCAGCCATAATAGCAGGCATAGGAACTTTTGATATTGAACTTATAAAGGTGGGAGCTAAGGAATTTGGTAAAATATTTGCACCAGCAGGTGGTATGGTGGCTCCCGGCATAGGGGCAGCGGCAGGAGCAATTAGTAATGTTATAACTTTAAGCCCTAACATTAGGATTGATGTGCCGCCAGGAACTCCCACGGAAGAAATTGCACCAGCTATTGAATCAGGAATACAAAAGGCTGTTGACGATATGCTAAGACATGCACAACGACAGACCGAACCGAGGATTGAATGAATATATTTGACCTATATCCTGGCAAGAAACGGGTTACAATTACTTATGCTGATAGGGAATTGTTAAAAGTGGATGCTACTATTAGAGAAGGCCATGATTTCACATCACAGGCCACTAAGCATGGTATTGAGGATGGGTCTGAAATATCAGATCATATTATTAAGCAACCCCGGACACTTACAATGACTGGTATTATTTCAGACGATCCTATTGACTTGGCCGAAGTTGCCATTGGTAATTTAGCCGGAATAGCAGGTGGTATTTTTGGCGGAATAAGTGGGGCAGCAATAACCGGATTAACGGCTAAAGTAGGCAGTTCATTAGTTGCTAACGCCGAAAGGAAACCAACGAAATCTGCCTTAGAGGTATTTGAGGATATTTATGAGCTTGGCATCCCGGTATCCATTATCACAGGATTGAGAGATTATAATAATATGGTTATGGAAAATTTATCGATTCCCATAGAATCAGGGCGGTCAAATGAATTACGATTTACGGCTTCGTTCAGTCAGATTACAATAGTATCAAGTGAAATAATAGCCGTGCCAAAAGAGGCAATTGATCCGACTGCGGGATCGGCACTTGAAAAAACCAAACAGGGCAATAAAGCTGCGGAAGAAGCGAGTGAGGAAGTAGCTGGGAAAGCAAGTGGCTCGCTTCTATATCAAGGGGCTACTTGGGCAGGCTGGATTCAATAATGCTTAGACAAATACCAGTAATTACAGATAATCGCAATTATGAATTTAGGATAAGCCTTGATGGGGTGTTTTTTACTCTTGCTTTCCGCCTTAATTTTAGAATGAATAGGTGGTTTATGGATGTTAAGGATGCAGAGGACATTCCTTTAATTAATGGTGTGCCATTACTTCAAGGCTCTGATTTGGTAGAACGATTCAAAGTTGCTACATTACCTGATGGTCATTTCATTATGTTGAATTTAGAGGACGAAACAGTGGAGGCCGGAGCAGATGATTTGGGAGTTAATTCTTTATTGTTATATGCAGATACAACATGAAACTATTTGGGCGGAATTCAGCTATAATTATTGGTGATACTAAAGCCACAGGATTGCGGATTGTATTCGATCTTGAAAAAACTAAAAGAGGGCCGGAAGCTAACAAAGGAACGATTAATATTTATAATCTCAATGAAACTACAAGAGTTACATCGCAGCGACCAGATATTATTGTTATTTTAGAAGTAGGTTATGGAGAGAATTTTGAACAGTTATTTATCGGGAATATTAGTAAGAGTGCCACTAAGAGACAAGGGGCTAATATGGTGACGACTTTGACTATTGAAGATGCTGGAAAAGCATTGAGGGAAGTCCGATTTGACAAGAGCTATGAATCAGGCATTAGTATTAAGACAACAATAAAGGAAGTTGCTCAAACTTTTAGGGATGCAGCGGGTGTTATTGTTGGAAATTTGGCTGGAGTATTCGCAAGTGTTGATGATAAAAAAGAGCAATCTGGGCTTGCCCTATCCGGTATGGCAAAAGATGTTATGGACAATCTTGTTGGGAAACTTAATTTAGAATGGTCTATGCAGGACAATAATTTTCAGTTATTACAACCGGATCAAGGCACTCAAGAGGAGGCTGTTTTGCTTACCCCGCAGACTGGGCTTTTAGGTGTTCCGGCCAAGAGAGGTGATGATGGTATTGAATTTGTATCGCTAATTATTCCGAGAATCAGACCGGGGCGATTAGTAACAATTCATAGTGAGCATATATTTGAAACCGTGAAAGTAACAAAGGCTACTTATCGAGGGGATACACACGGCCAGCCGTGGCATATTACCGGCTGGGCTAAAACAATAGGTCATGGCTAAAGTTGAACCGCCAACAATGGCAGAAGTAATCAAGGAAGCTATCAAGGCGGAGCTTTTAGATCTCCATGTTGCCTTACCTGCCCGGGTAGAGAAATATGATAAGGATACACAAAAAGCTAATATCAAGCCCTTGTTACGCAAGAGATATAAATCAGATGGGATGGAAATAGAAATGCCTGTTATTCCTGGTGTGCCAGTTCAGCATCCCTCAGCTAATGGGGGCAAGGCATTTATTCACCTACCTATTAAAAAAGGTGATCTGGGGACGGCGATATTCTGCGATAGGTCTATTGACAGATGGTTAGCTGGGGATGGACGGATTGTTACCCCAGACGATCCCCGTCATCATGATTTATCCGATGCTATATTTATCCCCGGAGTATTGCCATTCAGTGAGGCACTTTTGGGAGTTTCGGCAAATAATTTGATAATCAAGAACGATAGCTTAAAGATTGAACTTGATCCAACCGGGAAAGTTGGCATAGGAGCGACAGATGATTTACTCGCTATTCTTAGTGATTTTATACAGCATGTTCACGATGCCGTGGATACGGGAGGTCATTCATTTAATCCGGCAACAAAGGCACTCTTAACGGCAGATAAGGGCAAAATTGATGGACTTAAATTATGAGTGATATATTACTTGATAGCACTGGTGATATAGATACATCCCAGCCCGATCTTCAACAAACAACCGGAGTCAAAGCCATT